CCTGTTTCTCAATATCTTGCGAACCAGCCCGAACTGGCCTCGATCAGCACCGACCAGCCTGAACTAGCCCCAACTGGCCGTGAGCTTCCACGATTGGCCACGGCGTCGTTGGGGGGAAAAGATTATGGCGACCTTGTGGCCGCCTGGTCAGCGAAGTATTTGCGTGTTGAGCTATTCCCGTGGCAGGTGTATGCCCTTAGTGGGCAGTTGCAAGTCGACCATGACGATAGGTTTGTGTTTCGTGAAAGCCTTGTCAGTACGGCACGACAGAACGGCAAAAGCGTTGCCCTGTGCGCGCTTATTGGCTGGTTTGTAACGGATTATGCCGCAATGGTTGGGCGGCCTGTGAACGTGTTGTCGACGGCTAACCAATTAGATCGAGCTGAAGCCATCTTCAGCACTTTGGCGCCCGTACTGGTCGAGTATTTCGACGGCAAACAGTTGCAAGCCATTGGCCGCAAACAGGTGCAGGTCGGTGCGTCGTCGTGGCAAATCAGGGCCGCGACCACACGCTTGCATGGTGGGTCGTTTGACCTCATCGTTGTTGACGAGCTGTGGAATATCCCGGCGGCCGTCCTTGACGAGGCGCTTCGCCCGTCGATGATTGCGCGACCGTCGCCGTTGCTGTCGTGCTGGTCAACCGCCGGTGACGCGTCATCCACAGCCATGATTAATATGCGCGAAAAGGCGTTGGCTGACATTGAGGCTGGCACCGTGTCCGACCTGTATTTGGCCGAGTGGTCTATGCCCGCCGACGTGTCCGGCCCCGACTATTGGGGGTACGCCAACCCAAGCCTCGGGTACACGATTACCACAGCCGCGCTCAAGGCCGCCCAAAAGCACGAGTCGTTCGCTCGAGCGCACCTTAACCAGTGGATTACCGCTCGAGGCGCATGGCTTGAGCCTGGCGAATGGGAAAAGCACAAGACCACGCTGCCGATGGGTGCCGGTGGGGTGCTGGCTGTTGACAGCAGCATCGACGAAGCGCGTTACGTTGGGGTGCGAGCCGCCACCGTTGACGGCCGCGTCATGGTTGACGTCGCGTTTGTGGTTGACACTGAGGACGCCATGTGGACGGCTGTTGAGCAGGTCATGGGCGACAAAACCGTGACGCTCGCTGTTACGCCGACGCTCGAGCTGCACCTACCAACCAACCTCAACCGCCGGTTCACCACGGTCGGGTATGGCGAACTGTTGCGCTACACGTCGTTAGTACGTTCCATGATCACCGAAGGTCGCGTCATCCACAGCGGCCACCGCCTACTGGCCGAACATGTCACCCGCGCCGTAGGTGTCAAAACCGCGCAAGGTTTCGTGCTGTCGTCACAGAAATCGCCAGGCGTCATTGAGTTGGCGCGGTGCGCCGTATGGGCAATCAGCTTGGTATCGAAGCCAGTTTCTAGTCGACGCCCCGTCATGGTGGTGGCAAACTGACCTAGCATGGCGTAGTAGGTGCCTGCCTGGCGTTGTCGGGACTACAGGTAGGCACCACAAATCGAGGACACCATGGCCCTGTTCGGCAAAAAAGAAACCAAGGCACAAATCAGCCCCGTTGCGGCACCGGCTAAAGCTGCGGCCGCAGGCGTCAACATGTCGTGGTATTCAGGGCAAAACGCTGGCCTTAACATGGTTGGCCAGTATTACAGCTACCAAGAAGGCGAAGCGCGTAACCGCGCAATGCAAGTGCCTGCCATTTCTCGAGCGCGTGACCTACACGCATCAGTCATTAGCGCGATGCCGTTGAAAATGTACCGTGAACGCTGGAACGACACCGACCGCGAAATGGTGTACGAGGATTTAGCGCCTCGATCATGGCTACGCAGACCTGACCCGTCCATCCCGTACGAAACACTTATGGCCTGGACATTCGACGACCTGTTCTTCTTTGGTCGCGCGTTTTGGTACATCACAAGCCGCACCCAAGACGGATACCCCGCGTCATACACACGTTTGCCAGCTGGCTCAATCACAACCGAAGATCAGGTGGGCCCTGTGTGGTACGCACCGTCAAATGCTGTGTTCTTCCAAGGTGGCGAAATTGACCCATCGCTATTGGTGCAATTCATCAGCCCCGTTCAAGGCGTCATCTACTCGAGCGAACAGGCGATAGCTACCGCGCTGAAAATCGAGGACGCCCGCTACAGAAACGCTAATACCGCTATTCCGTCGGGCATTCTCAAGCAAACCGGCGGCGAACCATTGAGCGCGCAAGAACTTGCCGACCTAGCGGCCGCGTTCAACGCTGCGCGCGTCACCAACCAAACCGCCGCGCTTAACGAGTTTCTGTCCTATGAGCCAACTACAGCGACGCCGGACAAAATGCTGCTGATTGAATCGGCGCAATTTAGCGCCCTGCAAATGGCGCAAATATGCAACATCCCGCCGTACCTGCTCGGTGTTCCGACCGGCAGTTACGCCTACACGAACAGCCGCGAGTCCCGCGTGGATTTGTGGTTGTACGGCACCAAAACGTACGCCGAGTGCATCACCAGCACCTTGTCGGCTAACAGCATTCTGCCTAACGGCACCTATGTCGAGTTCAACACCGACGAATACTTGGGCGAAATCGACGACGCAAACATGACCCGTGAAAACATCACGGTGCAGGAAAACACACAGGAGAACATTGCATAATGCCGTACTACATCACGCGAGAGTCACAAGAATGTGCAGGCTACGCCGTTGTCAGCGTGTACGACGACCAAACCGAACTGCATGGCTGCCACTTAACGCGCCAGGCTGCCATTGACCAAATGGTTGCTATGAGCGAAGAAGAAGGCATCGAACCAGGCGGCGACCTTGATCAAATCGAAGAAAGTGTTGAAGAGGACGACGACGAAATGTACGCCAGCAAGGTTGTGCGCCTGTCGTCGCCGGTGCGCATCGTCAGTTTCTCGGGCAGCCAGGTCACCCTTGACGCAGCCGGTGATACCCCGAGCCGCACCATCAGCGGCATCGCAGTGCCGTACAACGTGACCGCCACCGTCTCAGACGGCACACAGGTCATGTTCCGCCCTGGCGCCCTGCCCGTCGATGGCAAAGCACCCAAACTGTTCATGTACCACGACGCCAGCCAGCCCGTCGGCCTTGTCACAGGCCGCGTTGACACCGACGAGGGCATGTTGTTCACCGCCAAGGTCAGCAAAACCGCCGCAGGCGACGACGCGCTCGAGCTAGCCAAGGATGGCGTAATCGACAGCGTGTCCGTGGGTGTCAACCCCACCGAGTACGACATGGATGGCGACACCATGGTCGTCACGGCAGCCGACTGGATGGAATTGTCATTAGTACCCATTCCAGCGTTCGCCGGTGCTACTATCACAGATGTCGCGGCCTCGGCCGCAACAATTCCCGACGCAGTTTCATCCACTACAAACCCAAAGGAAACAGCAGTCGTGGAAGCAGAAAAGTCCGTGGAAATCGAAGCGGCAACACCAACCGCACCAGTACCCGCGCAGCCCAAGCGCAAGTTTGATTTGCCAACACCAGGCGAATACATGGCCGCCATGCACATCGGTGGCGAAACATTCCGCAACGTTGCAGCAGCAGCGCGTGACTACATGCTTAGCAAGCAAACCGCGTTGCAGGCCGCAGCCGGTGACACTCTCACCACTGACACGCCTGGCCTTTTGCCGGTGCCGGTTCTCGGCCCTGTGTTCGACGATCTCAACTACATCCGCCCCGTAGTTGCAGCTGTCGGCGCTCGAGCAATGCCAGACGGCGGCGCACAAAAAACGTTTATTCGCCCAACGTGGACAACGCACCCGTCAGTTGCTGCACAGTCGCCGGAATTGAACCCTGCGTCGGCCACCACGCCAGTCATCGCGTCAAACGTTGTCACCAAGACCACGCTTGCCGGTCAGGTCACGCTGTCGGTGCAGGACATCGATTTCACTAGCCCCGGGGCCTTGGAAATCATCCTGCGCGACCTCGTCGGGCAATACATGTTGGCCAGCGACAACGTGGCGGCTGATGCCATTACGACCGGCGCAACCGCATCAGGCGCAACTTGGACAGTGGCATCGACTGACCCGTCAAGCCTGTTTAATGCGCTGTACACAGCCGCGTACAACATCCTCGGCGCCACCAACTTCTTGCCTGACCATGTGTTCGTTGACCCGAACGTGTGGCTCTACATGGGCAAGCAGCTTGACGCCGACAAGCGCCCCGTGTTCCCATACGCAGGCGCCGCAGGCCTCATGGGCGTCAACGCAGCAGGCACCGCCAACATCACCCAAATGAACACGTTCAACCCGTTTGGCTTGAACTTGGTTGCCGACCGCAACTTTGCAGCATCCACTTTGGTTGTTGCCCGCGGTCAAGCCATCGAGTTCTACGAGCAGGTCAAAGGCATCATGTCCGTTGAGGTTCCGTCAACCTTGGGCCGCACGTTCAGCTACTACGGCTACGTTGCCACGTTTATCGCAGACAGCACCCAGGTTCAGAAAATCACGATTGCCTAATTAGGAAAGGCGGCGGCCGTGGCCGTTTACACAGTCATAGCGCACCAACGCCTCGACGACTACGCGGTCGTACAAACGCTTACAGATACACCCATTGAGCCTGGTCAGTCAATCACATTGGCTGGCCTAGGCCATGGGCTGAATGGCGCACACACTGTCCTCTTTTGCCCGCAATACGCATTTATTGGCATTGAAACAAACGATGGCGAATGGTTGTACGACGCAAACGTGCCACGCGCTAACCAAGTGCTGTTCTACGACGCAGGCGATGACCTTGAATGGTCAACAGCAGTACCAACCGGCACGTTGACGTGGACACAAACCTGCACCTGGATTACCAGCACCAACATCAGCGACTACCTGCAAATACCGTTGACCAGCGCTGGTGCAGCCACGTTGCTGACACAGTGCGCAGCCGCCGCCAACGCGTTTGCGTACCGTCGCCGTGTTGAAGCGGGCTACCTTGAGGACAGCCTTACCACCAGCCCTGGCGGCGATGTCACCCTTGGCACAATCATGGTCGGTGCCGCGTATTTCCGTCAGCAAGGCTCATTTACCAGCCTCGCATCATTTGACGGCATGGGCGCCCCACCAAGCACCGGCCTAAGCCCCATGGTTATGCAGCTGTTAGGTATCAACCGCCCACAGGTTGCCTAATGACCTACACCGACCTATTTAACGAGGCAATCGACGACCTGCGCACCACTTTGGCAACCATCAGCGGCCTGCCAGTGGCTATCGATCCGCGCCACATCACCACCAGCTGCGTGTTCATTGACGCACCCACATTTGAGGCTTGGAACTACAACATCGTGCGCCTCGACTTCCCCGTGAAAATAATTGGCAGCGGCCCTGGCAACCTTGACGCGCTGCGCGACATCCTCGGCATCGTCGCCAAAGTGCTAGCCAAAAACGTTGCCGTCAAATCAGGCCAACCAACCGTGGTGTCAATCGGCGGCCAGGACTACCCCGCCTATGACATACTCATCAGCATGCAGGCACAAACAGCATGAAGTACCGCGTCGTTTCCCCGCGCGTCGGCACACCAGGCGAAATGTACGAACCCGAAATATGGGTCAACCTTGGCGCGCTGCTTGACGGCGGCTTCATTGAACCAGTCGACAAGAAACCCGCACCCGACAAGCCTGCAAAGGCTAAAGTATCCAAGAAAGCGGCACCCGACGCCACCAGCGCCCAGGAGTAGCCCATGGCAACCAGCACCTACCTGTCAAACCCAGTCGTAACCGTCAACAGCATTGACTTGTCCGATCAATGCACCGCCGCGACATTCACGCAGCGTTACGACCAGCTCGAGGCCACCGCGTTCGGTGACACAGCGCGCAAGTACGTTGCAGGCCTTGGCAACCACGAAATCACATTGTCGTTCTACATGAGCTACGCCACCAGTGAAACATTCGCAACGCTAGAAAACATTGTCGGTGGCACCGTCACCGTGATTGTCAAGCCAGCCGTCGGCGCAGACAGCGCAACCAACCCAGGCTTCACCCTTACTGGTGCGCTACTGCCTGAACTGCCTGTTATTAACGCCACCATGGGAGAACTATCCACCATCGACGTCACGTTCGTCGGCGGTGTGTACAGCAAAGACGTAACCCCGTAAGGACAGGAATCCCGACATGCAAATAACCATCCGCGTCGATTTAGGCACCGACACCCACGAAGTCAGCACAAACCTGTGGGTAGTCACCCAATGGGAACGCAAATTTAGGCGCAAAGCCAGCGATTTAGCCCAAGGCATAGGCGTTGAGGACTTGGCGTTTCTTGCCTATGAAGCCTGCAAGGTTCACGGCATCACAGTGCCCGCCGAATTTGACACATTTATCAGGAAGCTGCAAAGCATCGACGTTGTAAGCCAAGAGTCCGAAAACCCTACCGAAGCGGCACCTACCGGCGACAACTAGCAGAACTGTTAGTCACAACCGGCTGGTGGCCGCCTGAAGTAGAATTCACCACAGCAGACCTGGCCACCGTGGCCACCGTCATGAAAGAGCAACGGCGGCGCCTATGACAGCCACAGTGAAAACCGAGGTGGTGGGCGCCAAAGAAGCCGTCAAAGGCTTGCGCAAAATTGACCCTGAACTGCGCAAGCAATTCAACCGTGACGTCAAAACCATTGCCGCGCCCGTCGTCGATGCGGCTCGAGGCGCCTACCCTGACATGCCGCTGTCGGGCATGTCGCGTATTTGGTTGGCCGGTAGCCGCCAACTGTTGCCCTGGTCGGCATCGAAAGCTCGATCAGGTGTTCAGGTCAAAATTGACACCAGCAAACGCGCTGTGTCCGTCATCCGCATTCAGCAAAAAGACGCGGCGGCCAGCATCTTTGAGCTTGCAGGCAAACGAGGCACAAACCCCAAGGGCCGCGCATTTATTGACAATCTCGAGGCGCGGTTTGGTCGTGCACAACGCGTCTTATGGCCGACGTATGAACGGAACAGCGCCGAAGTGACCAGCCGTATGCGTGACACCGTATTAGCCGCGTCGCGTGAAGTACAGAAAGAGCTTGGCTGATGGCTATTTCCATTCCCATCATTAGCGAGTTTGACGGCGCTGGCATCGACAAAGCCGTTAAGCAATTCAAGCAACTTGAAACCACAGGGCAAAAAGCCCAATTCGCGTTAAAAAAAGCCGCTATTCCGGCAGCGGCCGCGTTTGCTGGTTTAACTGCGGTGCTCGGTGACAGCATTAAAGCCGCCACCGAGGACGCCGAAGCACAAGCCCTGTTAGCTCGTCAGCTGCGAGCATCAGCCCTGGCAAACGACGCCACAATTCGCGCTACCGAGGATTTCATCAGCAAGACGTCAATGGCCGCGGCCGTTGCTGACGATCAACTACGACCAGCCCTAGCCAAATTAGTAACGGCGACCGGCGAGGTGTCCTACTCGCAAGATTTGCTTAATGTTGCGCTCGATGTCTCGGCGGCCACAGGCAAAGACCTGACCACGGTGTCCGACGCGCTTGCTAAGGGCTACGCGGGCAACACGAAAGCCTTGGGCGCCCTGTCGCCAGAACTTAAAGCGGCAATTAAAGACGGCGCCGAGTTCAGCGACGTTCTGCAAATCCTTGACATGAACTTCAAGGGTGCAGCTGACACTGCGGCCAATACCGCAGCTGGTGGCATGCGTCGCCTGTCGATTAGCATCGGGGAGGCTAAAGAATCGCTAGGTGCTGCATTCTTGCCGGTGCTCGAGGCGGCCCTACCAAAATTGCAAGCCTTTGCTAATTGGGCAATGGAAAACCCCGAGTTACTGCGCAACGTGGCGCTTGGCATCGGTGGCATTACCGTCGCGACACTTGCATTAAACGCCGCTATGGCCGCTAACCCGTATGTGCTTATTGCTGGTGGCATTGTTGCGCTAGCCATCGCATTTGAGCGCCTTGGCACCGCGTATCGCAGCGCGACCGGCGCCGTAAAATTCTTGCTTGGCATTGCCAACGTAGGTGCAGGCATTGCCATGCCAGGCTTCTTGGGTCGCGCCATTGACAACCTGTTCGGCGGTGGCGGCAATGCTGGTTCTGTGCCTCGAGGCGGCCGTTTGGCTATTCCGGCAATGGCTAACGGCGGCATTGTAACCGGCCCCACTTTGGCGCTTATTGGTGAGGCTGGCCCTGAGGCGGTTGTGCCGCTTGATCGAGCCGGTGGTATGGGTAGCGTCACTATTAACGTCAACGGTGGCGACCCCGAAGCCGTGGTCAACGCGCTGCGCCGCTACATGAACCGTTACGGCAACATCCCCATCCGCACCACGGCCCCATAACCATGCCAGCCCCGTACACCGGCCAATTTACGGTTGAAACCAGCGACGACGCAGCCACTTGGACAGCCCTAACCAGTTACGTCATTGGCGCATCAGTGAAAATCGGCAGGCAACGCCTAACCGACCGTTTCACGCCGGACATTTGCACCGTCGAGCTACTAGCACCGACTAACAGTGGTCCTGCCATCCCGCCGCGCGGCTACTACTTGCAAATCAACGGCACGAACAAATTATTCAACGGCATCATCACCGATGTGCGCCGCGACTACGGCATACCGTACGCGTCAGGCACAGGCGCGGCCCCTGCCGATCGCATCACCATCACCGCCGAAAGCACCGCCCTGTATTGGTGCGGCCGTGGTTACGCCTCGAGCGTCAGCATCACAACCGCTATGGATTTAATTACGGCTGGCACCGACGTCTTTTACGATGGCGTTGACGCGCTTAACAGCCCAACATATTACGGCACCGCGTTCGACACGTTCATCAGCCAAAACGAGACGTTTGACGGCATTGTGCTGGATTACCTAAACAGCCAGGCTATGTCGGTTGTGGGCCACATCACGAACCGTGGTTTCAGCCCCGCGCCGACGTTGTGGGCCAATGGTGAGCGCCTAGACGAAAGCTACGTGAATTTCAAGGACAGCGGCAGCCAGTCAAGCGGTAATTATTTTTACGACCAAATAGAGTTTTTGGCCAGCGATGACAATAGCTACACCGAAGTGCGCGTCGCGTACAACAGCGCGGCCAGCAACGCCGTGGCACAAACGGGATCACAGCCATTTGCCTCATACAGCACCAGTAGCGTGTTAGAAAACCTGACAGACGCGCAACAAACGGCCCACGTGACGTTGGCAGTGTTAAGCCAAGCCCAATACCGGCCCTATCGCATATCGACTGGCAGCCCATTGCTTAGTAGCGCCGATTTACCTACCAAAACCAATGATTACAACCTTGTCGGCACCGCTTGTGCAGTGACGTTTCGCGGCACAACGTACAACATGGTTATTGAGGGCTACACAATCACCCAAGACACCGAACAGTCGCGCTATACGTTCTATTTCAGCCCCGCGCTTAATGCGCCGCTTATTTTGGATAGCAGCACTTTTGGCATTTTGGACACTAATACACTAGGTATCGGCTAGGAGACACTCATGGCAACATTTGGCACATTTACGGCAGGGCAAGTATTGACCGCTGCCGAACTAAACGCCGCAGGAACATACACGGCTTATACCCCGACCTACACAAACGTCACAGTCGGCAACGGCACCAGCGCGTTTTCTTACATGCAATTTAACAAATTTGTGCATGTTGAAGGTCGTTTTACACTTGGCACAACGTCGGCAATCACTGGCCTTATCACAATGAGTTTGCCAGTCAATGCCAGCAATACATACAACCGAACACTTGGCACATGCAGTTTTACAGACGCCGGTATTGCTTCCTACCCTGCGTTTCCGAACTTAAAAGACCAAGACGAGGTGTATTTGTTCGCTATAAACAGTGCAGGCACTTACACAGTTGAAGCAGCTAGCAGCGCAACGGTTCCTTTTACCTGGGGAAGCACCGATTACTTTGCTGTCAGTTTGATTTACAGGGCCGCCTAATGACGCTTGCTAACCCACCTAAAGCACTTATAGCCCTAGTTGCGCTTATCCTTATCAG